TTTCAATAAATTTTGAAAGTATCACAAGATTATGGATTGGTTTGTCCCCAGTATTTTTAATTATAAGACGAACCGGTGTGGATACAGTTCCTTCGGTTTCTAGTATGATGGATGAACCTGGGTCTACTTCAAATCTTACCTGTTTCGCTGTTTCATAGGCAAATGGGTGGTTGTAAGTAAACTCAAGATCAAATGTTGCATACTGCATTGCCATCTGTTTTACTGTGGGCGGTGCTGAACTAAGGAACGCATTGTAATGCATTTCTGGCTCATAATCGTAGGTGAGCTCCCCGACACCGGAGAGCCACCCTGCAATTAGTCGAACCTGTCTTTGAAGATTCTCATCTCCTTTTGGTATATAAGAGCAACTTATCGATTCAATCCGGCTATTATATCCACCATCTTCTTGAATAAAGGCTTCAGACCTTCCCGGTATTTCGATAAGGGTTCTACGTTTTTGTGGAAGTAATACAAGTGACTCGGGGGTCTCATATACACCGAAGGTGCTACTATGAATCCCCCTGAAAGTAAATCCACCAATCAATAATATCCCTCCTAACGTCCTGTTGGGACCCTTCTAATTCCTTTGCCACGTTCGGCAATTTGTTGCTTTTGATAAAGCTTAGTTGCGATTGCATCAATGTCTGTTTCTTTGCGTACTGTTAGTCCCGTTAAATCAAAATTATTAACAATTGTTGTGGTTCCTGATTTCTCAGAATTTCCATTTTGATTTATTTCTCTGGCCAACTTAGCGGATCTAACTCCAAGATCTATATTCTTCCCTAATAACCCATCGAGCCCATTAGTGGTTATATTACTCAAGTCTAATACAGGAGCGATGACGGGTTCCCAAATATCTAAATCTGGATCAGTTTCTAAGCTTGCAAGGGCCTGCGTTACTGCGGCGATAGGACCTTCTGCCATCTTTTTACTAGCTGTTGCGGCTTGATGTGCATATTCTGTTATACCATTAGCAAATCCAGAACTGACGAACTTTCCAATCCCAAAGAATACTTTACTTGGGGAATGTTCATCTAAAACCATTCGGGCAGTGTTGACTGCTTGATTTGCTAAATACCCAGCGGCACTTACTGCCAAATGCACACCATTGCGTATTCCGGTTGCAAAACCCTCTGATGCGTTATAGCCAGCCTCCTCAAAACTAGAGGCTGACGAATTCAGCTTGGATACAACAGTTCTTTGTAAAGCATCTAATTCATTACCGGCGTTGGTGTTCAACGTTTTCATGTCAGAGGTGTATCCAGCTATGACCGTATTACCAGATTGATCATATGTCGACTCAACCTTGGTAAGGAGTGCTTTTGTATCTGTGTTTAGTAGATCAAGTTTTACCTTATTCTCAGCGATGAGTTTCTTAAACTCCTCAGTGCTTAGGCTATTGACCGTTTTCATTGTTGACGTGAATGATTCTTTTAGATCTGCTAATTTCTTATCGGTGTCAGTATTTATAGTAGCTAGAGACGTATCATATTCCTTCTCTAACTTGGCTAGTTTTTCAGCAGTATCAGTATTGATTTCGTGTGTTGACTTGTCGAAAGTCTTTTTTAACTTAGTTAATTTTTCTTCAAGATCCGCATTTATTTCAGATATTGTATTTGTATACGTATCTTTTAATTCGGAAAGATCATCTGACATCTGAGCATTTATTTCAGACATACTATTTGCAAATTCATAACCAAGATCTGCTAGATCGAGAGCTGCTTGGGTATTTAAATCTCGGATGGCTTGGTTAGTACTTTGCTTAAGACCTTCTAATTCTGTTTCGGCCTTAATGCGGGCAAATGCATATTTACCTTGGAAAAGTGTTACGTATTCATCGAGTTGTCCATCGGTGAGTTGTAGTAAAGCCTTTATTTGAGCCTTGCTAGCTGGCCCCATGCTTTGGAGTTCTTCTATTAAAGCGTCGCCGACTCCACGACCTTTTAAGGCTTCTAAAGATTGTTGCCACTCGCTGAGTGCTGCTCCTTGGTCCCTAAGGTTTTTAAGCAATTCCTCGCCGCTAACTTCCGGGTCTTCTTCGACTGCTGCAAATAGTCCGTATGAATTATAGATTGCATCGGCCCGTGATTTAACAGCATTCTCGTATGCTTTATTTTGAGCCTCAATATCTGATAAGAGTTTAGCGTTGAGAGATTTCTGTTTGTCGGCATAATCGGTACGAGCTTTCTCTCTTTCTTTCTCTGATTTTTCTAATATACTATTATAATCCTTGTGGTACTTTTCATCTGCGTTCTTGGTCTTTTTCCTTGCTGCTTCCTCGTCCGAGAATTTATCTTCGTCATATTTTTCCTGAAGATCTTTTAGTTTCTTTGCAGAATCAGAGGTAGCTGACTCAACATTGGCCAAATACTCATCGTATAAATCCTCACGCTTTTTAACAGCCTCAGCTTCGGTGTTGGTCACTTCTTCGATATATGAAAGTTGTGCCTCATATATTTCTTTTGTAAGACGATATACTTCCTTATCAATCTTCTTATAGTCCTCCGCTTTTTGTCCTTTTACTACACGAAGAGCCTCATAAGCTTTTAACTCTTCTTCCAGACTTAATTGACCATAATATTTTTGATCGTCTAGGATACTTTGGAGTTTTTCTAATTCGGTTTTAATAACATCTTTTGTCTTCTTTCCACCTATACCGGTAGACGAATTGCTAAGTGCGTTTCTCATAGCATCTGACATACCATCTCCGATACCTGCTCCAGTATCTTTTGAGGTTTCAGATAACAGGTCTATTAAACTTGATATGCCTGACGTAATACTACTTTCCCCGCCAGCTATGCCATCTTTGATACCGGTTATAGTCATATTACTGGTATCGATACCTAGATCTTTGGCTATACCTAATAGACCATCTTTTCCATTTTGAATCCCAGTACCAAGAGACTTAGACACCCAGCCCCCAATATCGCCAAATATTGTACTGAATGAATGTACGCCCAATGAATCACGTACTGATTCCTCAACGTCTCTAGACATTCTAACACTTGCTGTAACTGCTGTTTTTGTCTCATTACTTATACCATTAGCAAGCCCTTTTGTACACCAACTACCAATTGTCTCAAATACCTTGCTTGGTGACGCGGATTCGAAGGTCGTTTTAGATGCTGTAATAACCGAGTTTGATACTTTTTTAATTGCATTTGTGGCTATTACGGACTCGCCTTCGATTCCAGTTTTTAAACCAAGGACTATATCAGACCCAAGCTTCTTGAAATCTTTTACATATGATCCGGAGTTGGATAGTACTTCTGTAAAAATACCAGTTATGTCAGATACTATTATTGACTTTTGCTTGTTTACCGTCTTACTAGCTCCATCAAGGACAGAAGCAATCTCCTTTTGGAAAGGCTCTTTGTTGTTCTTGAATGATTTAGTGGCATTATCAAGAACATCTTTACCAATAATATTAAATGATTCAGTTATCTCTGATATACTTGCTAATGCTGGTGATACAATGGTAAAGTCAACTTTTGTTAATTCTTTAACAAATTTAGCTATATCCTTTGCAAACTCAGATAGTGTTGTGTTTCCAGATCCAAGTTGCTTAAGCCCACCTGAGTTTTTAAGACCATTAGCTAACGCCGAAAACCTCTCAAGTGCAGGAAGCATTTCTTCACTCATTACTGTTAAACTAGAGCTTGCTTTTTTAACATCAGCGTCTGCGTCCAAGCTTTTTAAAGTATCGATAAGACCCCTTAATTGTAGTCCAAAGGTGTCAATATCATTGTTGCCAAGGAAGGCTCCTATAAATCCACCACTGTTTGGAATCTTTTCAGCAGCCTTTGCGAGAACCTTAAGGTTACTAGCCATAGGTGTCATAGCAGCTAATACAAGGGACGCATGGGTAACATCGTTGTCCGCGTCTAGGGATGTAAGGGTTTCAATAAATGATCTTAATTGTACTCCAAATACATCTATGTCGTTATCCCCAAAGAAAGCACCAAGAAACCCACCACTGTTTGGAATTGATTGTGCAGCATCTGCTAGGGCCTTTAGGTTCTCTGCCATCGGAGCTAAAGCTCCTACAATATCAGAAGCCCTTTTAGCATCTTCGGCTGTAATTCCCTCGAAGGCACCGATTATTCCATTCAACTGCTCACCAAATATTTTACCAGGATTCTTCCCAAAGTTAAGAAATCTTGATAAGCCATCTATCATTGCAGTACCAGTAATAAGTAATAACGCTTTAGCTAAACTTTCAACCCCATCAAATGCCCCTGAATCAACACCTTTAATTGCATTGGCGAATCCTGCCAAGCCCTCCCCATATCCGACCAATATCTCAGTCTTAAATCCTCCAGCAATAGCGCCTATAAATCTACCAAGACCATTCCCAACTAATACGAGTTTATCTATGGCATTTATTAGGAAGTCTGGATTATTCCCAAACAGTGCTTCTAGCCCTGCTGCAAGTCCGACAAAGGCGGTAATAATTAATGCTGCCCCAGCAATTGCAATGAGTGTTCCGGTGATAGCTGGTACAAAACTTGAACCCAGGAGAATCAATCCCGGGCCAAGAAGTGTCAACCCGGCAACCAATACGCCTATTAAACCTAAGCCAAGTATAAACTTTCCGAGACTATCCCAATCAAGATTCTGTACAATTGGTAATACCAAATTAATTCCGTAAAATAATCCAATTGTCGAAAGTACTACTGCAGTCATTGCTACAAAGCCGGGAACTAAGCCCAATAAATTCATACCACCTGAGAAACTTGGCAACCCAGCCAATACGGTAAAACCAGCAGCCAAGGCAGATATAGCTACTAACCCAACTGTAAACTTACCTATACTGTCCCAACTAACAGATTCAATCAGGCCAAGTGCAAGATTTACGACACCGAATAAAGCAACAGTGGCTAATACAAGACTCGCTAAAACTACAAAACCAGGTATTATTTTTTGAATGATAGCTGTCAAACTCATAACGTTTCCCGGCATTGCGGATAGAGATTTTAACAAAATGCCAAATCCAGCAGCCATTACCCCTACAGTAGTAACCGCAACCGATAATGCAATTGTGGCATTTCTTAGCCCTTCTTCATCTAAAATACTTAGTAGAATCAAGCTAGCAGTTATCGCTAATATTGAAGTAACCATACCTAGTATTGCGCCAACCCCACCACTATTAGTACCGAGTTTACTAGTTAAAGCCGTTAATGTTTCAAAGGCTACAATTATTCCCATCATTGCCGTGATTGTGAGTAATCCTTTACCAATCTGTTCCGGCGTATAAATAGATATTACGCCAATCAACAAAGTAAAGGACAACATTGTCAGAGTAATAGATCCTAAAATCTTCTGTAGTTTATTACCTCCACCTATCCTAGCCGCTACGGAGGTCAAAATTTCTAAGGCGGCTATGATTCCAGCCATTTTAGCTATGTTTTTAATTCCATTTTGAATTCCAGCTTGGTCTTCCCCACTTAATAATGCTACCATACCAATCATCGATAGCAAACCTACTTGCATTGCTAAAATATTAGTTTTAAACTTAACGCCTCCACTAATTCTTCCGGCAATATTGAACATCAGTTGTATTGCGGAAAGGACCCCACCTAGGAGGAGTGCATTTGCAACACCTTTAGATAGTGAACGGACATCGATAAATGATAGAATACTTAACACACCTACAAGGGCTATAATTCCGACACTCATCCCTAGGAAGTTAACGGCTAGTTTATTTCCACCACCTATACGAGCTGCTATACCAAATAACGTCTGCACGGCTGTAATAACTATTGCTGCCGACCATAGTTTAGATAGCCCGGTACTCAATGCTTCTGGGGATATCTTGGTTAATATAGCTATAACCCCTACAAGACCAAGTAAACCGGCATTCATGAGCGCAAAGCTAACAGATACTTTATTCGTACCCGGGATAAGGGATACAAGTGCCCCAAGAGCTTGGTATGCTGTTAATAATACCATCATCGCACCGACAATACCGACCGCTTTCCATACATTACCTTCATCTGTCAACTTGCTAATTCTACTAATAGCAATTGAAAGAATAGCTAATCCGCCAGCAAGAGTCACAAGGCTGAAAGTAGACTTAATTACTTCAATACCATTTAAGGCCTTAGAACTCCAAACCGTTATAGCCTGGATCCCTCCATAGGCCGCAACGAATAAAGCGATTGCTCCAGCTAATCCTACTAGCCCAGTTTTCATGTCTTCCCAAGGTATACGGGATAAAACAAATATACTTGCGGACAAAACACCAAACACATACGCAAGTTCTTTAATCTTTGTAGTAGTACCAAATAGCTTCTTGGACAACTTTGTCACAAATGTGTTGGCAGTGGTTGTAAAGCCTTCCATGGTTTTAGTAAGACTTGTTAATTGGTTGATAAACATTAATAAAATTCCACCAGCTACAAAGGTTGCTATCTTATTAAAGTCGAGATTATTTATAACATCTCCAAAGTTTTTTATACCTTCGCTTGCTTCATTTATTAGGAAACCTATAAATTCTCTTAGGATACGTAATATTTCAGTAATGCCTCCACTACCATTAATGTTAAAGTTAGAACCAAGAAACTTTTGTATGCTAGATAGGGCAGTCAAAAACTTACCGGAAATCCATGATGTCCCTGTTTTTATAGATTCTATGACACTGGAAAAGATGTTTTTTATAGTTGATCCGATAAACTCAAGAGGTTTATCTGTTGTCCATAGGGCATATGCAAACTCCGATACTTTACCAATTACAGTAGTTAACATATCGCGTACTAATACTGCTGCCATCTTAACCCCTAATAGACCGTATTGAAATACTCCGGATTGTTTAATAACATGATTTAGTACAACTAGAAAATCCCCAATAGATGCTGTCACACTAAATATACCACCGTTAAGTGGAATAAATACATTAACTACTTCATATAAAGCACTACCCAAAAATTTAACAACTTCCCAACCAATATCCACAACCGCAAAGAAACCAGCAAAGGTTCTTTGAATCTTATCTGCGGTCTCCTCTGTTATGATAAGACGCCTTGATATAGTTTCCAAAATATTAATAAGCCCTATCCATTGCGATTCTGTTTTCGGAGGAAAGAATTGGTCAAATGCCTGAGATATAGATCTTAACGGCGTAAGTAGCGCAAGTGCCATATTCTTAAGGATTTGAAATACACTTTTAATTCCTCCAGCATCTTTAACCAGTTGCAACATTTCATTTCTACTTTCAGCACTTGCAGCAAAGACCGTCCACAAAACTTCAGTTAGTGCGGAGAAATTAGCTTTAGCTTCATATAATGTACCAAATATAATCTCATAGGTTTTTAGCCATCCAGACGATACTGCGTCCATTGTTGCGTTGATGGAGTCCATAAATGATTTTGATTCCTGAGAGGCTTTAAATGCGGCATTACCAATTTGGTTTAACACATCAGAATACTCATCGGCATGAGCGTCCATGTAATCCATGGCTTGCTTTGCTGTATCAAAGTTCATTTCGTCTTGTACTTCTTTAACCTTTTCAGCATAAGAAGCATATTGGTCTAAAGTTTTTAGAAGAACGTCATTGGTGAACCATTTATCTTTAAGATTTGAGTCAAAGTTTTGAATTGTTACTTCACCTTTTTTAATTGCTCCAGTCGCCTCGGCGACCCCAATAGCAATATCTTTAAACATAACTGTGTTCATGTTTTGATTCATAATTGAACGCCAATTTAGAGTATCCACATAACCCATACTAATAGCTTGTGATAAATTAAACATTGCAATAGATGCGGCCTGGGAGTTCTTACCCGAATGTGCCGCCCAAGTTGCGATACCTTGCATTGCTTTTTCGGATGTTTTTAGATCTACACCCGAAGATATAAATTTTGCCATGTTACCGGCCATATCCGAGAAGCTATAACTTGTCTCATCGGAGAACCACATTAACCGTTCCATAGATTTTTCAACTGACTCAAAATCGTATCCAGCAGAAACCATAGTTTGAACAGCTTCTATCTTTTGTTGATACTTGTCAAGCCCTTCGGATAGTTGGTCAACAGTAAGACTTTTAATTAACGATCCCCCAGCATTAACAGCGGCTTCTCCAATTCTTCGAAGAGCCCCGACCCCAATCTGTTCCAATATTGAGAAGGAGGATGAAATTGAGTTTACAGAACTATCGAGCCCACTAAATTCTTTACCAGTACCCATATTCTTTAGGGCATTTGAGAATTCCTTAAGCGAACCCTTTGATTCATTAATTCCCTTCTCAAATTTGTGATTCTCAAAGGACATCTCAACAATTCTTTGGTCTATTCTATTACTCATAGTTTCTGTACCTCCTTCCAACATTCTTCTGCTATCTTATCAAATATTGGGCGTAGAGCTGGATTGATAAAGTCAATTCCTTCTACATATGAACCGCCCCTAGTGGCATGACCATATTGGATAAGGAGGGCCACAGAATAACCATTGTTAATATTTGAATTATTAAAACCAATACCCCAATCTTCAATTGTATACGACCATCCTTCAGCAGTTAATCCACTGTCTTTGGGAGTAGCTGATCGAAGTGCTTCGACACCTTCTGCTCCATATCTATCGAACGCGGTTCTAAGCCTACGACTAAGATCTTTGCTGTTATCGAAGAATCGTTCAGCATTCCTAAAAGACCCTCGTTGAGTCATTTTAATCATGCTTTCATTCTCCTTTATTATATATTGTTAGAGGCACATTTTGATATTAAATCCTTGTATTCCTCATTTGATACAATCTTCCAAGTTTTCTTTTTATCCCACCAAAGTTCCTCTTCACCATTCCCATGTAAGGCACGATAAGCTGAATGTAATTTGGTTTGGACATTTGCCTCGTCGTCGGTCCAAACGCCAAGATCCCTATGATCTTTAAACGATCGGTAGAGATCATTGCGTAAGAGCGCCAATAGTGCATTGTTTTGATCCTTTTGTAATTCAGCAAATTCATGTTGACTTTTAATAATATCAGTAATATGAACAGAAAGCTTTTTTATTTCATTAAATTCCCTATCTACTTTCTTCAGTCCATTTGTAATTCCAACTTTGTCAAATACAGTGATTATGGTTATTATTCCTGCGCATGTACTAACAATTAATTGCCATAATGCCATATGATCACCTTACCTTAACGCAGTAATCTAGTGAAATCCAACCGGCTCCGCTTTTAAGCTTACCCCATTTTGATGCTCCTAGACCAAAGGATTCTTGGACTATTGTGTAAACTTGATCTTTACGAACTATACCAACAATAGGGTAATTTGTACTGGGACCCTTTCGATAATTAAGTGAAGCAGTATTTATTCGAACTGTGTAGTCCCCAGTAGTTGGGGGTGGATTGGTCGGTGGTAAAACTATGTCTGGTTTCTTAGTAAGGATTTTGTTAACCTCATCTGCAACATATCCTAGTTGACTAAAAATATAGTCCCCTGGGCATGCTGTAGCACTAAACCATCTATGCACAGTAATATTTTGTTTATCAATTTTCCCAATTAATGATTTATCCGCTTTCCATAGGAGTTTTGGTATATTATTTCTCTTACAGATGTCTGCAGATAAGTCTATTAAACCACACATTGTGCCTTCTGTGATCTTGTATGGATGCGTTGTATCGCAGGCAATCTCAATAGTCACAGCTCGTTGGTCATTTGCACTTGACGAAGAACACCATGATCTATTCTTTTCCTCAACATACATGCCAACACGACCATTGGTATCGAGGCCATAATTGGAACTAGCTTTACGAGAAGCAGGTGCAAAAACATTCCCTAAGGTTTCTAGAGATAGATGTCCGACGATACAATGCGGGGTGATTGTATCAATCTTATGCGTTCTTAATCCGGAATGGTTTGGAGAAAGTTTTGTATAAGATACTAATGGCGAGTTACTCATCGTCATCATCACCTTTACCATTAGTTAATTCGTCGACTGAATATACACAGTCCTCACATACATCCTCATCAAATGCTGGTTTAAATGTTTTACCACAGAAAGAACATTTCATTGTATTACCCCCTTGTATTATATTTTGCCCTTCGAGCTGCATTTTGCTCGGCATTCCATGCGGCGGTTTGCTTCTTTGTCATCTTTTCCCGTGGTGAATTTTGTAAATCACAGACACGAAGTAGTGTAAGCAAACGATTAAGATGCCATTTCTGACATTCCATTGGTATATCATGCGCAAACATATGGGCATATATTGTTTCCGCTGTTGTAACTTCTTTCTTTGTTTTAATATTGGTTTTTTTATTAAATGTCGTTGCCGTCATTGGATTGTCAATATAATCTTTTATAATCATAATATTTTCTAGAGATAGAGAATCAAATATTCGTTGGTCTTTAACATTTCCAATAACCATACAACGTATATAATCCAAATCTTGAGCAGGAGTTTTCTTAGTATTATCAAAGTACGGTATACGCCACTTTGATTCCCACTTAGCCAATGAGATCAAAGAATGCTCAAGTGTAATTGTGCAAGCCGGGACGGAAATAAACCTGTTTGTTTTTGGGTCATATACCTCGTCCTCTATTGTGGTAATTTCAAGCATTCTTTTACCTCCTAACTTTTAAAGTTTATGTGCGAAAGGCGTGCCTTCTATCATTGCGCCAGAATGGTCGTGATTAGGTTTTATCTCATTTAATGCCTGTTGTTTTTCCATTTCCTCCATCTTTTTCTCTGCTTCAGCTCTTAGATCTGCTGGAATTAAAGCAAGGAAGAATGCTTTTGAAGATGCAGCGTTATAAGCTAGTTCGAAAAATAACTCACTAAACGCTTCTGTCTTGCTAAAGCGGATTGCAATATCATCATTTTTTTCAAATGCTCCTGTTTCTGGATCTTTTTCGCCATAAGCGCTAAGAATTATCTTTTTCAAGATGTCAATTGTTTTTTTTGTGTTACCCGTATCAAGTGCATGTTGTAGATTTTCTATAAGCCCTCCTTTTGTATATGCTTCTAATTCAAGCCATTCGAACTTATTAAGATTAAAATAAAGAATATCAGTTTTATCATTGCCGTCATAACCTGTATACGTTATTGATTTCTTTAACATATTTAATTACCTCCTATTTAGGTTTTAAGATTTAAAAAGGGCCTAAGGGCCCTTTTGAGTATTATTCCAGGTATCTTTTTAATCTTATGATCCTGTTATCATTGCTACAACTTCATCTGGCATTAGTAACTTTGGAGCAATTGCTGGTGTTTCTGGATTTTCGCCCTCTGCTGGAATAGCATCCTTACCATAAAGGGTATCCATTAACAGTTCTAACTTGTTAATATTCTCCGCTGTGAATTTAGTACTATCAATAACTAAGTGTGATGTTGGTTTGCCTCCACTAACAGGAACTTTAGTAGTTGTGATATCATAACTAATTTCCTCAAGTTCTGGAGAGTCATTCATAGTTGTATGATCACGAGCAGATACGCCTGCTAAAGCATTATAAACCAAGTGAATCTTAAAACCATGATCCATACCATTTGTATCATTTACGATTTTAGTTCTATAAGAGAACCCAAACATTTTATGACTTTGTTGTGCCACAGTCACCCCAGCTACGAGTTCTGTTTCACCTATACATGGCTTAAATTCATCTGGATAGGTATAGCAACCAATACTAGCAGCGAATTCTTCTTCTGATAAAAGCTCAATATATTTTTGATTATCCGCATAGAATGGAGTAGGCTCCCCACCTGTTGGTGCTTCGTTAACAGAGGTTAAACCATTCCAAGGTACTCCTTCCCCAAAAGTGTTTGATGCGAAAGGATATAATACCCCTTGGTCAACACCCGTTTCTGCAAGTCTTTCTCCAACTTGGTCCCATTTTAGTTTACTCATAATTTCATTCTCCTTTTTAATAGTATAGTGAACATACATAATGATTCAAATTATCGGCAACAAAGTGATCCTCGAATGAACAATATGGTAAAGTCAATATTTTATCGGGAATAATAGTATCTGGGTCCATATCAACCACAGTTACCAAATATCGTTTCATATTTAAATACCGTTTATCGTTCGCGTGTACCCCCTCTATATCATCTAGCTTATATATAATACATGGATATTGCATCTTGAGTGTAGATGGTGGTTGAAAATATACGTAGGGTAACCCAAGTATAGCAAGGAATAAATTATGGAGACTTAGTCGGTCTTGCACCATTATAGATCCCCCCAATCTGTATTACAACCCGTGGCCGATTAATACTTAATGACTGAATCTTCCATGGAGCGTTATTCCAAACGATATATTTCATATTCCCAATATTTTCATACGCATACCCATCTGCAACTATTGAAACAGAATTATCAAGGTTCAAATCGTCATTAACTTTGTCATCGGGTTGCCACCGACGTTGGTCCATAACGATGTCCCCCCGATAATTCTTCTCAACTATTTCATCGGCCCAATAACCGGGCCTAATCTCCTTGGGGAGAGCGTAGCCTATCGCCCCATAAAACTTGGCCATAATAGGCCACCTCCTTCCATTTTGATTTTATGCGCCAGTCTTTGGAATAGTTTCAAGTTTCCAATAAGCAATTGCGGAATGCGGCATAGTTAATGCTCCAGAACATCTAGTTTCAATCAAGTACTTATATTGGTTGAAGTCGATATCGAAGTCATCGAACATTGCGATACTACCACCCTTATCTGCTCCAAGGGAATAGTCATTCATGTTAACAGAAATTCCAACTAAACGTTTTTGTAACCCATCAACGGTTTCAGTTGCAGGTTCGATAATAACCACCTTATTTTCCATAACAGGCACTTCAATTATTTCTTTTGCACGGATACCTGCTGCAAGGTCAGCTTCGGTATTATAGAGTCTTCTTCCTGTTGTATCTTTTAGAAGAAGCATATCCCCATTGACATCAGGAGTAGTAAAGAATGTAGGAGTTCCAGTTCCCTTATATTTTTTACGTCCTAGTATAATTTTGTCAATCATTTGGGCAGTTGTGGATGTTGCAGGAATTTGGATCTCTATAGTGTAAAGATCATCATCAGTTGCAATTGGTCTTATTTTGTCTTCTTTGATTTTGTCATCGGAAGAAGATAATCTACCATCTCCAACTAATTGAGCCCTAGCCAGTTCCTCCTCAAGCATCATTCTCATTTCCATTCTTAGCCATACAACAACATCAAAATCTGTGATGTCGACTATGTCATCTCTATCAAGTTTTTGTTTCTTATAAACAGTTTGAGGATCAGTTGTTCTTTTTAACAATGTTATTACTTCATCAACTTTCTTATTACCTGTTACATAACCCCTAGCTCTCGCCTCATCTGCTGTAATGTCGGCAATAACAGTTTTAATTCTTGCAAAAGGAACATGTTTTGCTGCCCCAAATACTTTACTAACCCATTCAGTATCTCTCTTTAGAAATGCTGGAGTGTTAGTAGTTGTTCTTGCATCCGGGAAAAGATATCCTATGTTATCGATTCCATAGGTAGCTGCATGGGCTAATACTTCTTCCTGATGTTCATAATCAGCTAGTGCATCGGTAATACTTTCATAACCATGCGCTAGGAAAGCATTTTTTAAAGTTGATTGTGATTGTCTAGCATCATTAAAGATACCTCTAAGATCATTTCTTGTTAGTCTACCCTCTTGGGCAGTTGAATCCTTATCGAAAATATTCTTCTTCATTGTCTCGTCCCCTTTAATATTAGATTGTTTTACATCTTCTTCCCCTTCGCTTTCACCTTCCTCGAGTGCCTGAGCAACCATTGCATATACAACAGTTTTTTGTTCCTCATTAAGAGTATCAAAAATATCGCCAACAGTTTTTTTATCTTCTGGCTCTTTTTTCTCATCTGCATGAGCTACAGGATCTGTATCGGTATTGTCTGAAGGATCGGAAAGGTCAAGTGCGTCGTGAACAATAGCCCCTACGCAAATGAAAGCTTCTGTTTCATCTGTGGTTATAGATCCATCAGAATGTTCGAAAGCAAGATTGTCAATATATGCTTCAGGATTTGCTCCAGAAAGAACTAGAGATACTTCCCTAATAACCCCGTGTATAACATTTTTTGATTTTTGTACAAGGGAATTAGCATATATGCTAAGTGCTGAAATATCACCATGTGCCACAAGGGATTTAGCAGTCTTACCAGACTCAGTAGTGTTAAATGAACAATACGCATATACTCCGTCTGGTCTGTTTTCAAGTATAGCGTGGCCTAGAACATTTTTAGGATCGTTGTGTAAGTGTTGATATACTAACGGTACTTTTTTACCATCGCAATGGACGAAGGCATCTTGGAGAATAGTTCGACCATCGGAACATTTAACTCCAACTTTAGTGGCGTACCCACTAAAATCATATTTCTTGTTTTGTTTACTCATATTCGTTCCCCCTATTAATTAAAATGATTGTTTATTTAGATCCTTTTGTAAGTCGTCGATTGCCTTACGAAGTTCTTCTTTTGTAAACTCTCGAGGCTGGTCAACAGGGTCTTCTTGTTTTTGTGCTCGGGTGTTGATTGGGTTCTGTTGAATTTGTGGCATATTCTTATTGCTGAGTTCATTAGCCCTTGGGTCATCAGATGGTTTTCTACCAAGGATTTGACGCCAGTCATTAGCACTAAATATTTCATTACGACTAAATACGTCTGCAAGATTGGCAATCTCACCAGCAGGAATAAGTCTAAATATATCTCGGAATCCCATAACTGAATGCCCTTGGGTTCTTGCTGTTTTTGTCAAGAACTTACGTTTAATTTCATCTATGATAGCCGTGACAATTGGTTCAACTGTCCTGTCGTAGTAATTTTGCAACTCTACAGTACTAGCCTTTCCTGTAAAGATATTTTCAGACATACCTAATTGGTTATAGAACATATTTGTAAGGTACTGAACTTTGGCCAATAAATTGTTTTCAATGGGTCTATTTAACTGTATGATACGTTCTGTACTATCAGCGTAAGCAACCCCATAGTTATTATTTTGCAACTGGTCACTAATAGCCTTGACCCTTGCTTTAGCTTCAATCTGCCGTTTATCCGACTTAACAGAATATGGTAGTTGAATGATGAGGTCGAGTTTCCCAGAGTTTATTTTTTCATCGGTGATATCTAATAAAGTTAGTGCTCGTATTAATCTCTTTAATGTTGAATTTGGCTCATTCATAATAGCGTATAAAGGATTTTCAATTATAGCGACCATGTTTTTGGGTAAAGTAAGTGTTTCCTTAACGCCAATAAGATCATTGTATACTTCAACGCGAACATGATTTGGAAACCAACTTATTATTTTACCTGTTCGACAATTTAAAATATTATACGAATTTGTAATTCTTGGATTAAAACTTGTTTCTGTTGGGATGATTGCAACTACCCCTTCGTCGAACATACTCATAACTATATCTTGAATAAATGCTCGTCCAGTTTGATCTTTATTGGCTTCTACAGTTAGGCACTGGTTGAGTGAGTCATCAATTGTTTCTAAGTATCTTCCATTTTGATCAACTCGAACATGTTGAAAGTCAAAGCTCGAAACGTCTAAGGCAATTCTATTCGTTACAGTTGAAATGATGGATCTTTCGCTACCCATAGATAACCGAGTCCTACCTGGATTATCGGAGGAAATATACCCTAGGTCATAAGGCATATTTATTACCTCTTCCTCATCCTTCCTTCTAAAGGCATTCCAACCATGCATCAATCGAGTTCCAAAAGATTCCATCCATTAACCACCGCCTTTCATAAGATTTTGTTTTTTATAAGCTACTTTTCCAGTTTTGAATACGCCTTTTTTCAATTGATCTAAGTCGTAGCCAGCATCTGCCACAGCTGTATGAACTCCAAGTTCTCCTCTTTTGGCGACAAATTTTAGCACCCGTCCTGATGGGGCCTGGATTCCAGAAACCCTTTCGTTCATTAGCGAGGCCAATTTGTTGTTATATTGGAGAATGGTCTGGGATGAAACCCGTCCTGTTGGAGTATACGACATTTCTAACTGTGTTTTAATAAATTTGTCCATATCTTTGGATACTGTTTTTTGCGTCTTTTCTTTAATTTTTTCACCTTTTGTTTCGGCCCATTTAGTATCCTTCTTGTCAAGACGGGCCTGACCTCTTGGTGTTAAAGACCCATCATTATTCTGATAACGACGGACTCCCCATTTTTGTCCAAGAATTCCATGGTGGGTGAGTACTGTTCGGTTCATATCTCACCCTCCTAGTCTTTCTTCTTGTCTTTAATGTTAAATGCAGCCTCTGCGAATTGGGGCGAGAACTCTTTAATTAAAAGCTTTGCACTGCCCAAAAATAGACCCTTACTAAATTCTGTTAATGCTTGCTCGCCAGCACTAGATAGCGACTTCTTTACCCATGATTCACTTTTCTGCATTTTGTCAGCGGAAAGTCGCTTATAGGTTTCTTCTAATTGAAGTCTTTCGTTTAACTTACGAAGTTCATCATTTGAAAGGCCACTGGGAGATTTAGACTTTGCTACCCGGCTATTCATGTGATCATCGGATTTTGGGTGCGGTGCTTCTTCCCTTTTCTTACCGGCCGGGGTACGTGTTCCATCTTTATTCTGATATCGACGGACTCCCCATTTTTGACCAAGGATTCCATGGTGATATAGCTGATTAATGGGTGTTGTTGTGTCGACTTTAAATGGTTTTTCGTAGGTGTCGCGTTCTCCCGAATTTTGCTTTAAGTCCCTGATTATTCTTTGTAGTTCCCGTTCTTCGTTAAGACGTGATCTCATTTTATATAATTCTTTCCGGCTTAACTCCGAGATACTTTTTGTTTTATCTGGTTCGGAGTCTGGTTGTTCATAAATACTAGCGGACTCTTCATCGTAATAATGTTTAATCGTATTTTTGATGATTTTATTGGCCATATGTTCTCTCCTTTCTCATTATTCAAATTCCTCTTTGTTTAATTTATAAGCAACATAGGCATCAAGTAAAGCTGAAACAGCATCAATCTTCTCTTCTCTATGTTTCTTAAGTAATTTACGATTTCCATTTGTATCTTCAACCGTAACACAATTACCCATTGTAAAACTTAGAAGTTCCTGATCAAAGATTAGAAGACGTTCCTCAGAGATTTTTTTAATTTCTCCAAGTGGTACAGATTCTGTTTTTGCACCTTGAATAACTTTGTTGATAGCATGTGGCCCGTTTTCTCTTTGCCAACGGTTAATAAATTCTTCAGCATTATAAGGGTCAAACCCCACGCTTCTTACATCATATTCCTTATCATCTATATATTGTTCAAGGTCGTCATATACATCCATCATATCTAAAACTGCACCATCAAGAATCATTAGAGATCCTTCACTTATGAAATCATCATATTTAATACGAAGGGCCCCCGGAAGTTTCAATAAAGTTAAGCTTGAAATATAACATCGTGTCTTAACCCCAAAACGATCCCCACCTAGAGGAAATAGAAAAGTGAATGCACAGAAGTCATCGCCCTGTGATAAGTCAATACCCATGGAACAAACGCATTGCCAATAACTTTGCCTTTTATGAGGTTCAGTTTCTTCAAATGTGAAGAAGTAAGTATACCCGGCCATCGGAATACCAAAACGTTTTGCTAAAATATCGTTTCGTGTTGATGGGGCTTTTTCCGCCCTTTCAACATCTAATTGATATGTCTCATAGGATACAGTTTTTCCTATGTTGGGTTGTGCCTTTTCCCACATATTGGGATCTGCCACTTCATCGACGTTGTCTAGTCGATAGTACCATATGGATACATGGTGTGCCTCATAGTCTCCACGAAGTATGTCCATTAATTCCATTTTGATTGTATCGCCAGAACTATTACGGACAGTTCCCTCAGAACTAGTTGCAATGATCAAATAGTCATCAAGCTTAGAAGCCCCTTGCTCAATCGCGCCCACAACATCCTCTCGAATGTCCCCAGACAACCACTCATCTACCGTGGAGATCTTTGGACGTAACCCTTGGAGTTTATCGATAGTCATTGGGCGAACTTCTAAGAAAGAGCCGGTTAAAAAGTTTTCAATTCCTTTTTTTGTAGATGCGAGTTTGGTACGGTTAGCTCTCACACCAGTCGTGTTATAAATAGACCCATCAGTTAAGAATTTATACAAAGGTCCACGACTTCTTGTGATGGCTGTACGGATTGGAGACATAACTTCATCAGCTTGTTTCATCGTAGGCGCTGTTGTAATTTGATGAGTGGTACTAGTATCAACATTTAGGAAATAGTTTTGTATACAACTAGCATACATTGATTTTGCTCCGCCACGAGCAACTATTAAATATTGCTTACGCACCAATCGTTTCTTTAACCATCGCTCTTCATAATGCCCAGGAGTTGTACCTTCCCCTGGAATAAATACATCTCGTTTTTCGAAATAGTACCAGCCTAAAACATCCTCGGCCCAAAGTTTGAAAGTATCTAACAAATGAAGATCAGAACCATCAGTCAAAGTTAACTCATTCTCACAAAAGAGAATGAAACCCTCAACAGCATCCTCGTCATAGTAAATACCAGGATTTCGAATACGTTCGTCAATACGATTCATTTGTAGGGAGATTTCATTACAGACTACAATTTCACCTCTCAATACGGCTTCGCGAAACATGTTGTAGTATCGTGGAGTGGCTGTGTTAGATAAAGCCATATTAGAACCCCCTATACTTCAGACTTGTGATTTATTTCAATTCGCCAATCGTACTCTGTAATCTGTTCTTTAATTGCGGCTACAAGGAAAGAATTTTGTGGGGGGTCGAAAATAAGGCGAACTCTTAAATATATGTCTGTCTTGACTAATTCAAGATCTGTGCGATCAGCGAGAAATTCATCCCACTTATTTGTGTTATCTGCGATGGTATACCCAGAAGGACCCACCCCTAATTGATTAACAACCATCAAAGCACCATTAATGTAAATAACTAATTCTCTATCAAAATTTGTGTCATCTGTGTCGATACCAAGCATCTGTTTAATTGAATCTAATATACTGGCTGTTACCACAACTTCGTATCCCCCTTTCTCCTCTCCCTCGGTAAATGAAATAAATTATTTCGATTTCCAAAAGTAATTGCTTGATGTGTGTTGAATGAAGTACAAATTAAAAATTCTGGATTAATTAATAAGTCATAATTATTTTCAATATCGTCAATAGTGATCGGGTTCATATGGTGGACATATATTCTATCGAAAATATCGAACCCATAAACTCCAAGATCACAACCCCCATCTCTTATGATTACTTCATTGCGAATAATGCGCCATTCCCGAGATCTATAAAAATTCTGATTTAAGTATCTATCTGCACCAAAGGTAGCTTGTCCAACTTTGCCATAGAGAGCAAGATAATCAAATCTATCCTCAAAGGTCGGTATGGTTATAAGTTCGGAATATGTTTTAATCTTCATATTCTTTGTCCCCATCAGAGGAACCAGAGTATGATCGCATGGCAGCCAGAGCATTTGAATAAAGTTCTTCTACTCGCTTTTGTGATTCGATTGCTTCTGTCTTCGCGGAAATTAAATCTTTTTGTTTTTCAAGAATCTGTCTTTCTAATCTTGCGTTGGGAGAACCTGCTTTTATAAAATGGACTAGTTCCTGGGCACTTGCCGTTCCATTTCGAATTCTCTTCTCCGTAGCATCCATAGCAAGTGCAATTAATTGCTGTTCCCTACCTTCTGGCGTGGTCGCGAGTGGTTGTTTGCGTGGTTCTTTATTAGTTCCAATCGACTTAGCCATATTTATCCCCCTTTTCTTTATTACTTTTATAGCTATAAGGGTTATTTATTAGTCGTCCCTAGGACACCCTTTTCAATTCTATCTTCCACTCTCTTGTTCATCCATAGAAGCGCCTCTTCTATATGAGTTAATGCTATTGCATTTTCTCTAGTAGCAAATTCACCTTGTTGAAAACTTTGCAACCTGTGTCTTACTATTTCTAATAGATCAGTGTCAAGGACGCCATGCTCTGAACTTTTTTCCTTTCTTGGACCATTTTGGAACATTATCCTTTGGGTGCTAATATATCCATTATTGTCTTTATCCCACGTTATGTCATAGATATGATTAGCTCCTCCATTACCTTTCTCATCAGCTGCATAAACATCATTTAACTTCTCTCTTTTTTGAATAGTAGTTAATTTATTCATTTAATAGTACCACCTTTCCATAGTTATTTAGGTTTAAAAGAATATTCCCACCCGGTAAAATATAACGACTTTCTAGAAAAACAACCCCCGGAGAAAATATAAGG